CGCGTTCCCGTAAATCTTTAAGTCCTCGCATAGCGTAGTTAATCATCTTACCCTGTCCGGCTTCTTTGATAAGTTGTTGTTTCAACGATGGATCTTCTCTACCTACATATGACTTATCAAACTTGATGGCAGCTAACCTGGCCTGGAACGCCCTGGCATGGTCAGTGAACACCGGCAAGTTATTCATTGCCATTGTAAACCGCACAGTAAGATACACCTGGGCCAGTTGCTTGATACCCTTACGGTTGACACCTACAGGATCGCCACCACTGATACGCAGGATCATTTCCAATGCAGTTTCAGCATCAGCCGGACGTGGTGATTTCACATCCCCAAGCAAGGCTGCTAATCGTCCGAGCATTGGTTCCCGTCCGAACGGACTGATAAGATCACGAAAATCAATCGATACACATTGATCCCTGCCGAGCATCCTGCCAAGAACGTCAAGCAAGGTACTTTTACCGGAGCGTGGTACACCTGTGAATAACATAACAGTATCCAGAGACATATCAGGGACAGTATTATAGCCGAACCACTGGCTAAGTAATTGGTCACGGATCGGGTCAGATTGGAATATATCATCACGGAACTCCTTAAATAATTTAGATTCTGCGTTCTCATCGAAATCGTATGGAAACACATTAAATGTGAACAGATTAGGATCAGGATTATGCAGCACGATCTTACCAGCGATGTACTCAGTGACATCAAGCACACCATTGTTGAATGTCAGCAGGTTAGCTGGTGACTGATGTTCCTTATCATCTATCCAGGTTGGCGGATCATCCAGGATAGGGCATCGCATGTTCAGACTGTCTATGATGTCGCTCACCCTGGACCGGCTGGCCTTGTAGGGTTTAATATTAACGTCACCTTTGGGTCCGGGCTGCATGAATTTCTTGCCATCTATATAACTGTAAACCCTGCCCCTTAAAAGGTTTAGGGGAATCTCCCGATATACGTTTTTTTGAAAGTGTACCCACCTGCCCTTGTACTCACGCAGCAACAGGTTGTTGTTCTGAATGTAAGTATCCTTCAAGAACCTGTTACTAATCTCGATGGGATCATCAGATTCAAAGATATCACTGTCCTGATTGACCTCGCCGTGTTCCTCAGCATACTTGAACAGAGCGTTCTGTGTCAGTCCTTTGTCTTTCCAGTCCCGAAGGTCTTTGATCCCTTCTGGCGGTTGAAACATTCGTATGTTTGATGTTGTATTTCGCAGCGTTGCGAAAGCCCGCTGCATTCCTGACTCACCTGCCCCACTGTCATTTTCTCCGATGATCCAGACTTCTTTCTTGTAGAGGGGCATTTTGGCAAGAATATCCATACCACTATTCGCAGAGGGACGCCCAATAGCAACGAAACCCAGGTCCATAGCCGTAAGAACGTCAGACGCACCTTCGACCACCAGGATCGGGTGGGTGGATGCTGCCAACACAGTCTCCACATTGGGTATAATATTTCCACCAGGTTTGAGGATGTGCAAGTGTCCAAGTCCAACTGGTCTAACTGACCCTTTGACATTATGCACACACATGACGGCGGGCGGGTCAGTTGGGTTAGAAGCTGCAACTGCACATCCGTCATCTTTACCGCAGACAGGACAGAACAATCCTTTTCCAACCCTTTTCCAATTGTGTGCTCCTGATTTGTATTGTTCTTGTCCATCGTTTACCTCATAAAATAATCCATGCTTGGAACCTGGCACCATAAATTTCTTGCTGTTGGTTCCTCGTAAAGATATACCTGTTACGTTACCCTTAGCATCGCGTTCAGCAAAGGCCCAGGCTTGATATTTGAAATGGAAACCTACACCGAGTCTATTCAGTGACTCGATGGTAACACCAAGTTCAGTAGCAAGCTCTTGGACTATCGCCGGGTACATGGTGGCGTTGTTGCACAGGCTGTTGAATAGTTTTGTGAAGTCCGTTTTCTTAGCCATAAAGTTGTTCCCTATAATGTATTCGCACTCCCTTGTAATATATAAATGGATTACATGGTGACTTGAATTTAGTATTTTTAAGTGCTTTTCGAAATTTCTTTATAAGCTCTTGTTTCTTTACCATAGGCAAGTTGCAGTTTTTGTGATACTCTGCCCAGGGTTCCTTTTCTTCTTTTAGTAACCCCTTCGGACAGACAATAGTAGCGGCAACAAGTTTCAGGAAATTACGACGTTTCATATCATTTTCCAAATGGGGACGGTGTAAAAGACCACCGCTCCCCGGTACCAATACAGACGATAGCTGATACCTCGGCTACCGGCGACTTATCAAATTCCACCAACTGCGTTCAATGTCCGGTCTTTGACCTTCCACCAACCTTCGCCATTAAGTGCTTCCTCGCCCTGTCCGTTGCTAACGTCATGGATAGCATTCTGCCAAGCTCCCCTTAATTGCTCATCAGTGACATCACCTTTAAGGTCTACAACATCACCCCAAGCTTTGTTCTTAGTATATTGATCTACCTGTGATGTTGGTGTAGGTGCCGGTGCTGCTACTGGTGGCGGTACTGCTGGTTTCTTTTTCTTAGTTATTACGCCAACTTCGGGCACCTTCGGTGCAGCTTTCTTAACCGTTTTTTTAACCGCTTTCTTAGCTGTCTTAGGTGCAGCAGGTGTAGCTTTCTTTTTCAAAAGTGCAGCATACTTGGCATTGAGTCCAGTGATTTCCTCTTTAGTACACTTAGCAATCTTCTGTTTCGGATCAGCATCAAAATCATCAATCCAATCAACCTGAAAAGGATTCTTGTCGGCATATTCGGGATCATTATCTTTCAAAGTGACCTGAAACTCTACGCCAGGTTCAATGTCAGCAAGTACCTGAAGATCTGCACCGTCCCACTTGAATACCTTACACACCTGGTCGTAACTAAGTGTGGTACCTAATTCTTTGGCACCCTGTTTGCCTACCATACCGAACAGACATTGACGGACACCTATTTCCATTTCATACTCTGTGTAGTCTACCCACTGTTCAGTGTCATCATCATAGTGTGCAGTTACTTCAGTCTGCACATTATACTGTGGATACCCTGCTTTCCTGGTCTGTCCTAAACCATGTTCTGTACTGATAACTTTGAAAACTCCTGACCTATCTACGTTAGTGTTCATACTATTTTTCTCCTGTTATTAAAAGTTCTTCGTCTGATTTACCTATTTGACAATTTTTACAATGTTCACCTTTTTCAACGCCGTGCTCACAAATTAATCCTTTTTTAAGCTGCTCCTGTATAATTAGTCGTATCATGTGTTCAGCCATAACCCGTTCGCATATCATACGTTTCACAGGATCACCGTGACAGTGCTTAAACTTCAGCCCGGACTTACAGGGACATGGTTCGTTCCGACCTGGTGTAGTTTTAGCTTTTAGTTGCATGTTATTCACCCCCAAACAGGAACGTCCAAATCGAATCGTCTGTCTTATCAGCAAACGCTACAGTGGCACACTCAGGTCCGAGCGTCCTGGACTTGGCCTCGAAGTGGATCTCAGGATGTACCCTAATTACCCGGCCACCAGTTGCTACTGCTTTTTTATTCTCAGCCGTGACGTTGTGGTGATCAATCATAAATATATGGTCAGCCCAGGACATATAATCAGCAGCTATATTATTTTTTTCATCCGTTTGCAAATCTGGTGTTAAACACAAGTAATCCTCACCGCCTGGATTAGATATTTTAACTTTTGCCGATTGGCAAATGATGATCACGTTCTTACCGCGTTTAACCAATGGGTCTAAGTCGCCTAAGATATGGTGCATAGTATCCCACAAATAGCGATAGCCTTTATGGTATCCGTACTGCTCAATATTGGTACATACTGTTGGGCCGTCCTTTGGGCCACGTACCGTTTCAAAGGTGTGTGATAGTCCAAGATGTTGAAGCTGTGTACCTGTATCCAATACAACAGTTCCAAATGGGTCAAAAAGTTCAACCTGATGTAGCACGTCTCGCACGTCTTGGAAAGTCTCCACACCTGGGACGACCTTCAGATTTTCTCCGGTACGCGGGTCTTTGAGTTTGCGACCGCCATCATCAAGACCAATGAACACAGGTGCTGGTGCCATAGTTGCAAGTGTAGTCTTACCCATACCATACTTACCATGAATGATGATCTTTTCTCCCTCTATGTCACCTTGCCATTCTCCTACTGCCCAAAATGTCTTAGGTACCCGCTTCGCTATAGGTGGTGGGGCCACTGGCTTAGGCGGCGGTGCCAGTGGTGGTTTCTTTTTTGCCACAGGTGACGGTGGTGGCGGTGGTTTAGTTTTAACTGCCATTAGTTTCTCCTTTATCAAAAATACAATGGAACCCTTCGGGCATATCTTCTACAGTAATTTCTTTGTTCTCGTAACAATACGGAATGAAGTCACAACTGAAAGTTGCTTCACATTGACTCTCATCGCCATACCAGTGACCTGTACGTTTCATGTCCTTAATAGTCTGATAGATGTTGTAAAGTTCCCACTCGAAGCGTTCCATCTGCACGTCAATCTTGGTGAGTTCCCTGCGACCAAAGTAAAAATCAGGACGCTCTACAATATCAGCCAGCAGCCGGGCACCGTACATTTCCGGTGTCTCGCGGATGGCAAAAGTACCTTCTTTTTTGCCGGGTTCAATGTCAGTATGTACCCCATTAACACGAAGGCCACCACCGACTTCCTCTGGTGGCCAGAGTACGGTAAACTTCTGATCACAATACTCGCCAGTCTCTACAAACTTCTCACTGTCGGCCTGACTGAGTTTCTTTGGGCTGATTCCTGGCTTATGCCAGCAATCGTAGTAGGCACCAGCGATAGGTGCATCAGTGCTAGCTATATCGCATTGTTCAAAAAGTTTGCCTTCCTTCTGTAACCTACGAGCAGCGTATACATAGTTACTCATCTGTGTATCAAGATTGAGCTTCTTCCATAGGCGAGAATCGGGATCAACTGAATTTGACGTTGATTTGTGGTCCAACACAAAGACCTGTCCATTAAGTCTGATGAGTTTATCAATTTTACCCCTGTTAACTACATTTGGTAATGCTCGACCAGTTTCAGGATTAACCACAGAGATCTCAAACGGTATTTCAGTGGCAATTACTTCCAAATCATCGTTCTGGTAGTGCCAGTTGTACCCGGTCAGGGTGTAGAGTAGCTTGATACGCTCAATCTCCATTGCTTCCTTGTCCATGTGAGGCGGTAAATCTCCGTAACGCTCGTTTAGTAAAGCTACTACAGCATCCATGTCACCAGCAATCTCCTGAATACTATGCCAGTTAGTTCCAATACGCTGAGCTTCGCTGTCCTCAATCTTTCTGATACCCTGAACGTAAGCACCATAATATCTTTTCGGACAGGCTTTGAACGCCTGTAGTGCCGAGGCACTTAGATGAGTTTTTTTAGGCATCTTTTCTCCCCATATAAAGGTTGTAATAATATTCAAGCTCAGGTACACCATGTACAACGAAG